ATCTGTTGATATTATCACAAGAAATGCTAAGGTTTACTACAGAATAGGTCTGTTTATTGGGTATAGTGATGATATTTTATTGGAAAACAATTTCACTCTTCCAGGAAAATCGAGAGTAATTGGTGACGTTTATGTCGGCAGTACTGTAATTACAGTAGATACGACTATTGGATACCCAGATTCTGGACAATTATCATGTGGAAATAATACGATTACATATACATCAAAATCAATCAACCAATTCTTTGGATGCTCTGGTGTATCTGAAAATATTATTGATGGAGATTTGATTATTGAGGATGATATAGTATTTGGTTATGTTGGTGGAGATATTAATAGAAAAGTTGATTTAAGACTCTCCGCAATAGTATCGTCATACAAGCAAATTGATGAGATTATATCTTCAGAAAAGGGAGATCAAATTTTTATAAGAAATTCTGGATATAAAATTCAAAATCCTGAGACTGATAAGACATATGCCGAAATTTTTGGCAATTCTTGGATTTACAATACTTCTACAAGATATAGAGTAAGTGAAATAGACAACAATACTATTTTTAAACTTTCAAGTAAAATTGATAAGTCTAGTTTAAAAGTAAACGATACTGTAAACATCTATCAAAGAAATGATAATGTTCCATATGCATCAAACGGAACCATATTAGCAGTTGATGTAGAAAATAATACTGTAGAAATTAATATTCCTGGATTTGTATCCGAAACTGGAATATTATATGACATAAAGCGCGTATTAGAAAAATCCAGTAGCACTGGAGTCAGTATTGATAATGGTAATAATGTTTATACTGCAAATGTAACTAATCTCTACGTTAACGATGAGTTAGAGTTTTCATATGTAGCATCAAACTCATTGCCAGAATATAATATTCAAAAAAATATAATTTCATACCAAATCCCCAATGGAACCACGACATATTTGGGTGGATATGATCAAAATACCGATAGATATACAACTATAGTATTTCCAACTACTATTCCAGAATTTATTGATGGTGATAAGATAACATATAAAGCAGAATCTCCACTTCTGGGTTTAGAAAATGGAAGAGAGTACTTTATACGCATAGTATCTCCCAACAGCATTAGACTTTATGCATCTTATATAATAACAGGTGCGGAAGATTCATATTTGAGATTCAATGTTGCAGAATCTTTGGGTATTCATAAGTTTATTATTTCTAGACATTCTGGAGAAACTCTTTCATATAATCCAATTCTTCGCAAATTCCCATTAACTCAAGATTTAAGTGGAAAAAATCAATCTAAAAATGATATTGGAGAATCTGGATTATTAATAAATGGATTAGAAATAAGTTCTCCAGTTTCTAGGGATAAAATCTATTATGGTCCTTTAAGTTCTATTGATATATTAAATCCTGGACAAGACTATGATGTTGTTAACCCCCCAGAGGTAATCTTATCTGCAGGAGCTGGTACAACAGCACTGTTTCAACCAGTTATTAGTGGATCTGTAAAAGAAGTTTTAGTAGATCCTCAAGAATTTGGTATTGATAAGGTATTTTCATTGACTTTGAGTGGTGGTAATGGATCTGGATGTATTTTAGAACCAATTTTTACAGAAAAAGTAACTCAATTAAATTTTGACGCTAGATCCATCACAAATGGTGGCGGACTTGATTCAGTAGATAACACAATTACATTTTTAGATGTTCATAACTTATCAAGTGGAGATGAAATAGTATATGATCAACTAAGTAATTCATCTCCTGTTATTACTGATGGTCCAAATAATCTTGTAGATAGTTCTTCGTATTTTGTTAGGGTTGTTAATACTAGTACAGTTAAATTATTCAACACAAAAAATGATTCTATTTTAGGAATAAACACCATTGGAATTTCAAACACACCTAGTGCTGGAATTCATGCATTAAAAACACTTCCTCTGAAGAACATTGGAAGAATTAGAGTTGTAAATTCTGGTAGTGAATACCAAAATAGAAAACTTATCGTAAAACCAACTGGAATTTCTACAGTTGAGAATACAATAAATTGGAATAATCACGGTTTTAATACTGGCGATATTGTAGAATACTTAAATGATCAAACTCCAATTTCTGGTCTTTCAACTTCAAACCAATACTCAATTAAAAAAGTAAATAATGATTCATTTAAATTGTATGATGTTGGAATTGGTGCAACTATAAAAGAAAATGTTGAAAGAGATATAATTACAAACTTAACCGATTTTGGTTCTGGATACCACATTTTCAAGTATCCTGATATTGTCGTATCTGCTTCAGTTGGATATGCTGGAACTGTTCAGGGAAGTTTGACGTTTACTCCTATCATTACTGGAGGAATAGTCGATGGTTATATGTATGAATCTGGTGTCGGATATGGAAGTAGTACATTAAATTTCCACAGAAAACCAAAAATTTCCATACTTAAAGGTTCTAATTGTCAGTTAAGACCGATTATAGAAAATGGATCTATTAGAACTGTCCAAGTTCTTAGTACTGGCTCTGGATATGGTAAAAATCCAGAAATTTCTGTAGTTGATAGTAAAAACATTGGAACAGGTGCTATTTTAAGACCGATAGTTTCTGATGGGAAGGTTATCAATGTATTAGTGATACAGGGGGGAATTGGATATGATGAAAACACAACAACAATCAATATTGCCGATAAAGGTATTAATGCACTTATAGATGCAAATGTAAGGTCAATAAAACTGAATGATATTCCAAGATTCGGACAATATAAGTTAAGTGATAGAAGAAATAGAGATGTACTAACACTGAGTGCATATCATTATGGTCAAGACTTATCTTCCAATTTCTTAGATGATGGAACTAATCACTCCCCTATAATTGGATGGGCATATGATGGAAATCCAATATATGGTCCATATGGATTTGAAGACCCAAATACATTTGGATCAGATATTAAGCAGTTGTCTCCAAGTTATGTAATTGATCAATCAAATATTGAAAATAGACCAGTAGATTCGGATTTTGCATTTGGAACATTTATAGAAGACTACAAGTATGTTAAGGGTAGTGGTGATTTAGATGAGCATAATGGAAGATACTGCAGAACACCAGAATTCCCAAGTGGAATATATGCATATTTTGCAACAGTGCAAATTAATCCCCAAACTGGTCAATTATCAGGAAAATATCCATACTTCATCGGAAAAACTTTTAGGAATGAAGTTCTTTCGGAAAATAATTTCTTAGATCATTCTTTTGACTTCAATTCTTCAAATCTTGTTAGAAACGTTTTCCCACATAAACTTGGAGATCCAAATGCAGAAAATGATTACATTGATGAATCTTACGAAACTTATAGACAAGTTAGTGAAGTAGTATCAACGTCTATTGGCAAAATTGATAATATTAAGATAATCAATCCTGGAGATGATTATAAAGTAAATGAAAATTTAGTTTTAGACCAAAGAGAGGGAACAGGATTTAGTGCCTTTATCTCTAAGGTTTTTGGAAAAAATATTCTCAATGTAAATACAACGATTGAAGAGTATTCCAATTTGTCTTTTGAATGGAATTCCGACAAATCAATCACAATAGCAAATATTCCTTATACCAATCTTGACATAGATGATGGCGATTATATTACGGTATCTGGATTAAGCACTAATGTATCAAAGTTAAATAATTTACCTTTCCAGTGTTCTGTAGAGAAGCAGTCTGGACCTATTTCAATTGCAAAGACTATTCCTGAAAATTTAGATCCAAATGGAAGTTTTGAGAATGCTTATGTCACAACGATACCTTCATTTGTATCTGCTGGTTCTTCTTGCATAATTAATGGAGAATCATTCAGAATTTTGAATGTTTATGAAGACTTCAATTTACTAAAACTGAGAAGATTTGCGGTAGGATCTGCACATTCTGAAACATCTGCAATAACTTTTATTCCAGATAGAATAAAAGTTAACACAAAAGTATCCGAAGACTTCATTTCTAAGCACAATACCTTCACATATTTTAATGCCAAACGTTCGGTTGGTGTAGGAACAACTGCTGGATTATTTGAAGAGAAAATATATTCTGTTGGGATAAAGACGGAAGCAATAGGAGTTCCTATTAGAACTATATACATCCCAAATCACGGATTTACCACTGGTCAGGAGTTAATTTTTACAAAAGATAGTACAGTAGGTGTAGCAGCATTAATTGTAGGTAATGATGAAACTACTCTCAATACCTTTGGTTTACCAAACTTGGTAACCAATTCTGATACTGTCTATGCAATCAATAAGGGTCCAAATCATATTGGATTGACAACTCAGGTTGGATTAACAACTGGAAATGGTTTGTATTTCTATACTGATGGAAGTGATAATTATGAATATGGTCTGAGAACTAACTATGACCAACTTACAGGTTCTATTTCAAAAATTGTTTCTGAAATAGAAACCGAATTTGAACACGGTTTAGTGGAAGGTGATGAAATAACATTGAGTGTAGTTCCAGAAGTAAATGCTGGAGTTGGAATCGGATCTACACAGGTACGACTTCATATTGATGGAAGTAGATTGTTGGTCAATAAGACTACCTTCAGTTCTTCCGATGTAAATACATCCGAAAATACCATTACAATATCTGAGCATGGATATAATGATGGCGATAAAGTTTATTATGCTGGCAATTCTCTAATTTCTGGGGTAGAAGAAGGGGAGTATTATATCAGATACTTTACAAGAGATAAGATTAAATTATGTAAGTCAACTTACGATTTAATTTTTGGCAATATTGATGTAGATTTTGGTAGTACTGGAGGTTCTAGTCAGTCATTATCTTTAATTAATCCCCCCATTGAGGTTGCTAAAAATAATAAACTTGTATTCAATTTGGGAGATGAATCTTTATCTGGATATGAGTTTGGATTCTACTATGATCATGAATTCAATAGTGAATTTACATCTACCAATGATGCTTTTGAATATAACGTTGAGGAACTTGGTATAGGAATTGGACTTACTCTGTCTTCTTATGTATTATCTTATACAGATTCTTTACCAATACTTTATTATAACGTTAGAAAATCTGGATTTATTAATACTTCTGATGTTAGTGTAAGAAACTATAATCAAATAAAATATGTAAAATCTAATAAGTTTGACGGTACGTATCCAGTCGTTAATGTAAGTGCAGGAAGAACTTTCCAAGTTTCACCAGTATTCACACCACCATTATTATCACTTACCGAATCTAATACTTCAACTCTAGAATATACTACTTCTTCTACTAACGTTTCTGGACCAATTGCAGACTTTAAAATTTTATCCAAGGGATTTGGATATAAAACACTTCCTTTCTTAGATAAGATAGAAACTGAAAATGGAAAAAATGCTTCTATTTTAGTAGAATCTGATGATATTGGTAGAGTAAATGAGGTTCGTATCATTGATCCTGGATTTGACTATTCACCAGATAAGACTCTCAGACCAGAATCTTCTACTCCATATCCAATAACTCTATTAAATGCAGATTCTGGAGTTAGAGTAGATATAATTGATGGTGGTTCTCAATATTTGAGTAGTCCAGATTTAGTTCTTATCAACAATGACACCAGAGAAGTTGTAGACACAGAATCATTTGAAGCAACGGCTCCTTCAGGAAAAATAACGAATATTTCTTTAATTCAAAATTTGAATGGGTTGGCAGACACAACACACACGTTATTTGCAGTAAACAACTCCAATGGTGTTGGAATTAGTAGTATTGTTGGTGGTCCAACTGGTGTTGTGACTTGTAGTTTAGTAACACCATTTATTGGATTTAGCACTTCAATATTCTCAGTTGGTGAGAAAGTATTTGTGGAAAATATTGAGAATCAAGTAGGAGATACTGGAGAGGGATATAACTCTTCAAATTATGGATATCAGTTCTTTGAGGTTTTGGATTATATAAACACAAATCCAGCAGTATTAAAGTATAAGTTGCCAGAGACTGCAACTAATCCAGGACTTGCAAAAACATTCCAACTCGGATACGCACAAATAATATCATCCAAAAACTACCCAACATTCGAATTTATACAGGAGAGACCATTATTCAAGGTTGGTGAAGTCTTGTTTGTTAGTGAAGATGGTGGAAATTCTTTTGTTAAGACTGACTTGAAAGTCACTTCTTCAAGAAAAGATTTCATCAAAGTAAGTGGTTCATATGAACTCGTCAAGGGATATGTTATAAGGGGTGAAATTACTGGATATAAAGGGACAATAGAAAATAATACTACAAATAGAGCAAAGTATGAAATTAACTTCTCCAACGTAGAATATTATGGATGGGCAAATGATATTGGTAAGTTAAGTGAAGAATATCAGGTTATTCCTGATAATGATTATTATCAGAACATGGCATATGCCATTAAGACTTCCATACCATTTGAAGACTGTATTGATCCTGTTAATAGCATTGTTCATCCAGTCGGACTTAAGAATTTTGTTGATGTTGGAATAACATCCTCAGTACTCCTTGGTAAAGATTCCACATTACAGTCCGAGGCTAATATTGTATTGGATGTTAAGTCTGAAAGACGAGTTGATACTATAAACATTTTTGATATAGTTACAGAAGTTGATATTCTCAATACCAATCCCCAAAAATCCAAGTACATAAGAACAAAGAATAAAAAGTTTACAGATTATGTAATTTGTAAAACTAATAGAGCTCTGCAAATTGATAATATTAGTTCATTATTTACAAGCAAAGAATCTAGTCTTGGATTTACAATACTTGATGAAATGCAAGAAGATTATGCAAGATATTTGGTACAAATTATAAACCCAGATACAAATGAAATTCAATTAACGGAAGTTATTGCAACTAATAGTACTAATAACATATTTACAACTAAGAGGGCAACTTTAAATAGTGATACAAATTTTGGAACATCTGAAGGTGCGGAATTAGGAGATATCTATGGAATATTTGATTCTCCAGAAGATACTAAGAAAATAGTTTTTGCACCTACAGATCAATATGATTCTGATTTTGATATTAAGGTATTAACGAGTCTGTTTAATTTCCAACAATTAGGAATTGGAACTGTACAGAAACAAACTATCGGTAGTGTTGATTTAATTGCTTCTAACGTTGGGGTTGGAATAACAACTCTAATTCCACTCGAAAATGCTATCGCTACCTTTGATAGATCTAATTTTGGAGCAGTATTTGCAACATTATTTGTAGAAAACAATGAGACTCAAGAACATAGTGTTGTAGATTATTCGGCAATATATCACGATGGAGAAATTTACGAAGCAGAATTTTTCTTAGATAATGATTCATTTAATTATTCGATTAATCAGATTGGTATTGTCACCACAAGACTTGTTGGTTCAAATAAAATTGAAATTAGAGTTATAAATGATGAAACAAGTCCTTTAACAGTTCGTTCACAAATTGTATCTCTCACAAATACTCCAGGAATTTCAACCTATTATTTTGATATACCAGGTCAAACTCCAGAATCTGTTAGAACTGTAAGATTTGAATCAAGTGAAATCACTTCTAGTGGAAATTCTATAGGTATAGTTTCTACCAACATTGATTCATCATCTGCAAATTCATACATAAAAGTTTCCACTGGTTCAACTTTTGCGTTGCATAGATTGCTTCTAGTTCATGATACTGAAAAAGTATACACAACACAATTGCCATTCTTCTCAAATGACGATATATCCGAAGCAGGAATTGGTACTTTTGGTGGAGAAATAGTAGGTTCCTCAGTCAATTTGAATTTCTATCCTGATTTAGAATATGTTGGGGCAGGAGTTACAATTCAAGGTTTCCATGAAATTTACTTCAATCAGTTAGATCTTCTCAATATTCCAGATGAACTTAGTTATGGTTCAAATACTACCAAACTATTCCAAACTTCTTATGATGGAGTTAATGGTTCTAGATCTGATAAAAAACAATTCCCATTAAATTATAAAGGAACTCCAATATATCAAAAAACATTTGCACCTAATGCAACAACAATTAGTCTCGATGGAGATGGAGTTGCAACATTCAATATTCCAAATCACTTCTTCAATACTGGAGAAGAGTTAACATACACTCCTACATCATCTTTTGATAATGTCTTCAGTGCTATCGGAATAGGATTGACCGCAGATTATCTTGGTGTCACAACTACTTTACTTCCAGAAAAAGTTTATCCAATTGTTCTTACGCAAGATACATTTAAATTATCAACCAGACCAGATTATGCATCTGCAGGAATAGCAATTACAATCACTAATTATGGTACTGGAAATGCTCACAAACTCGAAATGGCCAAAAAACTGTCAAAAGCAGTTATATCTCTTGATGGAATTGTTCAGCAACCAATATCATATACAACAGTTTCTCATGAAACTCTTTACAACGATAGCAATGTCGTCTCTGTAGGAACGACATTCTTCGCTATGAGTGGAATATCCTCAATACAACCAAGAGATATTCTCAAGATAGATGATGAATATATGAAAGTTGTTGAGGTTGGACTTAGTTCGAGTAGTAATGGTCCAATTGGTCTTGTTGCCGCTGGAATTGCTGCAACTATACCATGTGTTGCAGTTGAGAGAGGTGTAGTAGGATCTGGAATATCTTCACACACAGATGGAACTGAAGTCAGAGTTTACAGAGGTGCATTTGACATTGTAGAAAGTGATATCTTCTTCTTGGATGCTCCAAAGGGCAATGCAAGAAGTGAAAGAGATAACAGTAATCTACCATTCCCAACATCATCGTTCAATGGAAGAGTATTTACAAGATCATCTTATAATGAAAATATCGTTTTTGATGATATCTCAAATTCATTTACTGGAATTGGTCAAACCTATACAATAACCTCCAATGGTATCAATACAACTGGATTATCGAATGGAAATGGTATTGTATTCATCAATGGTGTATTCCAAACACCAACAACAGATAACAATATTGGAAATAATTATGAATTGAATATAAATGAATCTGCTGGAATTTCTAGTATCCGATTTACTGGAATTACCTCTGTTGATGGTTCATATATTAAATCAGATTTTGATATCAACCAAAATCAATTACCAAGAGGTGGTTTAATTGTTTCTCTCGGATCCACAACTGGACTGGGATATGCCCAATTGACAGGATCTATAGTTGGTCTCATTACAGATTCATCTGGATCTATTATTGATATTCTTACTTCACCATCAAGAAATAGAGATTATGCAATCCAAACAGCATCTTATGATAATGTTTCAGGTATTTTAAATATAACCACTGTTGATAATAACACATTTGAAGAGAATGATTTAATTCAACTAGAAGGACTTGAATTTTCTTGTGCTGCACCACACGCTGGTGTTACTACAACTATTTTCCCAGACGGATCTAGTCCATCAGGATTTACCTTCTCTGTTGAAAGTAAGTATTCTAACAATAACTTTGATATTAACGTTGGAGTTTCTACAATCCCACACACTTATGTTGGATTTGGAACTGCATATGAGTACTTAGATAATTTAAATAATGGTTCTGGATATAGAGGTCCAGTTTCTGTTGCAGTTACTGATGCATCATATGCAGGTTCTGGTGCAGAAATATCTGCCACTGTTGGTGCGGGAGGAACACTCACGTTTACAATTGATCAACCAGGAACTGGATATTTGAATCCAATACTCAATATTCCAAATCCAATCTACGAAAATATGCAGATTGTTGGAAAATCGAGACTTGGAATTGGAACTACAACTGATACTGGAAGCAATTTACTATTAAATTTGTCTGTTGGTCAAAATAGTAATCCAATTTTTAATGACAGATTTGCAGATGCTGCCAATTTAATTGAGGCAAATAAAGAACTAATTGCTGAAGTTGCAGTTGGTAGAATGCTTGCAGCGTTCCCATCATTTACAATTCCCAATGGAAATCAAAACTGCATTGATGATATTGTAGATGTATTGGAATCAATTTCATATAATTTGAGATATGGTGGAAATGACTTAGTATATGATGCTGCAAATCTTTACATTACAGGCGCTCATGTCGCTGGAGAAGAGGCAGAATCTGTATATGCCTATGAAGAAGCAAAGAGTATGGCAATTGAAGCAATGACCAACGTTCAAATAACGATTGGTGGATACTCAAATAAAATCCAAGTGTTTGACTTGAGTATTACTGCAGATCCACAAACTGGATTTAATACAGATCCCAATTCTTGTGCAAATGTTGCATCTGCAATTGAAACTTATGTTGGAATTGTTACCAATGCGATTGATAGTTCAACATTACCATCTCAAAGAACTGTGGCACCTGGTTCTTTGTATGAGGTTAATGGTTTTACAATAGCAAGACCAGGGCATTCATTCAATGTCGGTGATAAGTTTACGGTTGTTGGATTGGTCACAGATGCTAGATTGTCCGAACCAATTTCTGAATTTGAATTAGAAGTCGTTGAAATATTCAATGATTTCTTTGCTGGTTGGCAATTTGGAGAACTTGATTATATTGATAGTTTTAAGAATCTGCAGGATGGAAGCAGAACAAGATTCCCATTATTCTACAATGGCGAACTTATAAGTTTTGAAAAAGAAGAAGAGAGTGAACTCTCATCCCTAATTGATTTGGATTCAATATTAATCATATTTGTTAATGGTGTCATTCAATCTCCTGGGATTGCATATCGCTATGAAGGTGGAACCTCAATTAATTTTGATAGAGCACCAGATGTTGATGATGAAGTAGATGTATTTTTCTATGTTGGCGATAGAAATGTTGATATTGATCAATCAGATATTAGAGAAACTATTAAAAAAGGTGACGGAGTATTCATCAAGAAAAATCCTACAATATTAGGAACTAAATCTCAAGAAAGAAATAGAACTGTAGTTGATTTATCAACATCAGACACTATAGAAACTGATATCTATACTGGTTTTGGTATAGATGACGTAAACGAAAGAGCTCTTGAATGGATTAAGCAAAAATCTGATTTGGTAATTAATAATGAAAATGTATCAAAGGCTAGACCAATTTATGAGCCAAGAATATTCCCAACGGCAAAGGTTATTGGAAGTATAGATTCTTCATCTACAAGTATATTTGTAGATGAGGCAAGACATTTCTTCATCGAAGAAGATATTTTCAATGAGGTAATTTCTAATGTTAGTGCTTTAGTTGTTGACAATACACCAATCATTGCAGCAGCTGCAACTGCAGTTGTCAGTGCTGCTGGAACAATACAGTCTATTGATATTACACAATCTGGTTCTGGATACATTGGTGATGAAACTATTTCTATAGCACATCCAGGATTTAGAAATGATGTTGGAATTGAAACAACGACGGCAACAGCGACTCTGAATATTTCTAACGGTATTGTAATAGGTGCTACTATTGGTAATGTTGGTGCTGGATATACACCAAGTGCTCCACCAAGTGTATTAATCAAATCTCCAGACTTTAAGTTTGAACAATTTAATGGAATTGAGTTATATCAAGGATTCTCAGGAATCATCACTGGAATTACTACCAGTGCAGGAACAGGTGGAAATCCAATGGCATTAAACTTCTTCTTTAGGGCAGATATTTCTGATGCCATTGATTTACAGATTGGATATCCAGTATTAATTAATGACACTACCCATGGTGATGGTGTGATATCAATTAATTCTTCAGAATCTGATGTTGTTGGTATTGGAACTTCATTCTTTGATAATGTATATGTTGTAAATGATAAATTCAATGTTGGTCCAATATGCGATATCACTTGCAATATTTCTGCAGCAAGTGAAGCATCAGTTGTATCAATCGTTGGTACTGGAATAACTGGAGATTATCTTGGTAAAATGTCTTGGGGTAGATTATATCAATATTCAAACAGATTAAATCCTGTTTCTATTGCAGTTACTGGACTTACTGTTGATAGTGGATTGTCAACTTTCCCAACAATACAAAGACGTGGATATGGATTCTTAAATGCTGGTGGAATAGCAATTAGTTAAAAATACACATAAATAAAGGAAAAAGTTTAATAAAGATGTCGGCAATTGTTACTGATCAATTTAGAATATTAAATGCTAGTAATTTTGTAGATTCAGTAAACCAATCTGACAATTCTTACTATGTGGTTATCGGATTGCCAAATTCGTCAACAGCTGTTGGATTTGGTAGATCTGAGGAATGGGATACAAATACCCCCGATCCAGAAGATAGTTTTTCGTATAATGCACATTTTGGTGATACCATCATGTATGGTAAAAAAATATCGTCTTCAAATATTAGAAGGATTGTAAGAAGATTAGATTGGGCTTCTGGAAATAGATACGAAATGTATCGTCATGATTACAGTTTGGAAAACAGATCTCCAATAAAAGATGCTACAAGATTATATGATGCAAATTATTATGTACTGAACTCTGATTTTAGAGTTTACGTTTGTATTGATAATGGTTCTGATGAGGATAGTCCTTCGGGAAACATATCTATAGATGAACCCAAGTTTACCGACTTGGAACCATCAAAGGCAGGTGATAGTGGTGATGGATATCTTTGGAAATATCTTTTCACAATTTCTCCATCAGATGTAATTAAGTTTGATGATTTAGACTATATCACAGTTCCCGATAATTGGGAAAATAGTAGTGATTTTGGTAATAAGGCAGTTAGAGATTCTGCAAATTCATCTCTTAACTCAAATCAAATTAAAAAGGTATATATTGCTGATAGGGGAAGCGGATATCAAAATGGTAGTCATGAAGTTGATATACTTGGAGATGGTTCTGGCGCAAGAGTAAGAGTTACTGTAGAATCTACACAAATTACAGATACTATCGTAGTTGCTGGTGGTAAAGGGTATAGTTGGGGTATTGTTGATCTAGGCAGTATTAACGGTAGTGCTGCAGGAAATTATGCAAATTTAGTTCCTATTATTCCACCATCGTTAGGACATGGATATGATGTTTATAAAGAATTGGGTGCTGATAGAGTTCTAATTTATGCAAGATTTGATGATTCGACTGAAAATTATCCAACTAATACTAGATTTGCCCAAGTTGGTATTATAAAAAATCCAACTTCTTTTGGTTCAGAATCTCTATATGAGGATAACACTTTTACTAACTTATACTCTGTCATATTTAAATCACTTTCTGGAACTCCAACAATTGGTGAAAAAATTAGGCAATCAATAAATAACGAGGAAATTTTTGGATATGTCGCTTCATACGATGAAGAAACTAAAGTATTAAAATATTTTTATGATAGGTCATTATTTTTGAGACCTGATACGTCAGATTATGCTGGTGTTTCAACTGGTGCAAAATTCAATACGTTTAGATCGGATAACGCAAATATTTTTGGATTAGACTCTAATTTTAGTGGAGAAATTTTCCAAGAATTCAGTGGTATTACAACAAATCCAAGTGGAACTAAAGTTATAAACTTGGGTGTCGCATTTAATAATGGATTTGCTGAACCTCAAATAAATACAGGGTCAGGTGATTTATTGTATATCGACAATAGATCTGAAATTGTTAGAAACTCTCGCCAAAAAGAAGACATTAAGATTGTACTGGAATTTTAAAAAATGCCACAAAAAACTAACTTAAACGTAAGCCCATATCATGATGATTTTGATAGGGCAAAGAATTTCTACAAGGTTTTGTTTAAACCTGGATTTCCTATTCAGGCGAGAGAACTAACAAATCTTCAGTCTATACTGCAAGACCAAGTTGAGCAATTTGGGTCTCATGTATTCAAAGAAGGTTCTATGGTTATACCTGGTGGTGTAACCTTTGATCCAAATTATACAAGTGTAAAGGTAAATGACTTGCACTTGGGTCTCAACATCAAATTATATTTGGATGCCATAATTGAGAATAAAATACAACTTAGAGGTCAAAACTCAGATATTTTAGTATCAGTAAGAGGATATCTTCTACCAAGTAGTGGTGAAGTAGATGATATTACTCTATTTGTAAAATATATATCTTCAGATTCATCAAATGAAAGTGTTGCATTACCTGATAATGAGATTCTTCTTTTAGAATCTTCTTTGACTTATGGAAACACAACTTTAAATTCAGGAGATTCTGTTATAACTCTAGTTTCGGCAGATGCATCACATATTGGATCTGCTGTACATGTTGCAGAAGGAGTATACTTTATTAGAGGAACTTTTACTAGAGTTTCTAAAGATACTTTGATATTAGATCCATATTCTAATAATGTATCATATAGAATTGGTCTGTCTGTTAATGAATCTATTATCACTAGTGCTGAAGATAATAGTTTAAATGATAACGCGAAGGGATTTACAAATTACGCAGCTCCTGGAGCAGATAGATTTAAAATTGATACATTACTATCTAAAAAATTATTAACAGATAATAATGATATAAACTTTATAGAACTTTTAAGAATTGTTAACGGAAAAATTCTTAAGGTTCAGGATAAGAGTGTATATTCTAATATCAAAGAATATTTGGCAAAAAGAACTTTTGACGAGTCTGGAAATTATGCCTTAGATAATTTTGAAATTTCTGTAGAGAATAGTTTAAATGATAATATCAGCAGAACCCCCAATGGTTTATATAGCGCCGATGAATTAACTGACAATGGGAATGTACCCTCAGATGATTTGATGAGCATTACAGTCTCTCCAGGGACTGCATACGTTAAAGGATTTGATGTCCAGGTATTCAATTCATCGGTAGATGTACCAAAACCAAGAACAACCAACAATGTACCTTCAGCATTAATACCATTCGATACTGGAAGTCTTATTAGAGTCAACAATGTTTATGGTGCTCCTGTCATAAATTTGTCCGACAACACAATCGATTTATATGATGAAAGAAGAAATCCATCAATTCCAACCATTGGTACTGGAAATAAAATAGGTAGTGCTAGAGTTTATTGGTTTGGATTAACTGATGATAGTTATTCTGGAGCAGCATCTTCCTGGGATTTATATCTTTATGACATCCAAACGTATACAAACTTAGAAACAACTGCAACAGTTTCTGAACCTATTGGTTCATATGTTAGAGGATTAACTAGTGGGGCAACTGGATACCTTGATAATATTAATGCCAATGTCAATCTCTCCATTATTAACACATCAGGTAAATTCCTGAAAGGTGAAAGTATAATTTTTAATGAAGATCCAGCAACAACAAAAAATATTACCGATGTTATAGTATATTCAATAGAAGATGTAAAATCAGTATTCCAAGATTCCAATGGAATTGATGCTTCATATCCAACAGACTTTGGTGCAGATACAATACTATATGATTTTATTCCAGGAGGATTTTCTGCAACAGATACTATAACAATTTCTAGTGGAGAAGTGACATCTTCTGGAAAATCTTTCACAAAAGAAAATGGATTTTCTATTGGAACAATAATAAAGTTTCAAGATCCAGCTGCAGGCAGTACAGATCCACTGACATATGCAAAAATAGATTCTGTTAATGCAGATTCGACTATAATGCAAATTGTACCTACAACATCTGTTAGTGGTGTTAATAAAGGAACTCTACCAACTTCTACTGCAATTGTTACTTTCAAACTTGGATATCCAGAAGTTCTTAATTATGATAAAAGGGCTTTATATTCACCATTAGCAAAGCGTGATGTCGCTAGTATTGATTTATCTAAAGCATCTTTAACTATTACTAGACAATCATTAGGAAATACCACAAATTCTAATGGAGAACTCTCAATTACAATTTCAGATGTTCTCGATTCTTCTTCTGGATTAGTTTCTGCATTCTTTGAACCATATGATGCAGAATTGTATTCTGTTACATATAGTAATGGAACGATTGAAGATTTAACATCGGATCAGGTCACATTCACATCGGATTATAAAACAGTCAATATTAGTGGTTTGACTGCTTCACAAACAAACGTTAATGTAACAGTTACATTAAGAAAGACGGACATAACATCTAAGTCTAAAATATACTCTAGAAGTAATAAGTTGATTGTTAATAAGTCTCAGAAAGATACTTCTACATTAACAAAGAGTACTCAATACGGTCTTAGAGTTGAAGACAATGAGATTTCTCTCAATGTTCCAGATGTTGTTGATGTTGTAGCAGTATATGAGTCCACTAATTCTACTACTCCAGTTTTAGATAAGTTTAAGTTTATCACAGGATATAGTTTAGACGTAAATTCAATCCCTGGGGAAAAAATTGTAGGCAAAACAAGTAAGGCAACTGCACAATTGATTTCTGCAACTTCACCAACTGAAGTGGAATATGTTAGATTGAGTCCAGTACAATTTATTCCTGGTGAAACGGTAGTTTTCCAAGAGTCTAATATTCAGGCAGTACCAACAGAAATTATTCCAGGAAGTTATGTTAATTTAACCTCAAATTACAAACTGGATAAGGGACATAAAAAACAATATTGTGATTATTCAAAATTAGTAAGAACTTCTGGATTAGCATCCCCCAAAAAAGAATTACTGATCATATTCAACTACTACAAAGTTGAACAAACTTCAGGAAGCACTGGTGATATATTCACAGTAAATTCTTATCCAGCGGATAGATTTACATATGATATTCCAAGTATTGATGGATTAAGAATAAGTGATACTTTAGATTTCAGACCAAGAGTTGCACCATTTACAAGTACATCTGGATCACCATTTGCATTCTCACAGAAGACATTTGAATCTGTATATGGATTTACTTTAACCCCAAATACTGCATGTCAGGTTTCATATGATTATTATCTTGGCAGATTTGATAGAGTTTCTATAAACTCTATTGGTGATATAAAGGTAAGTCAAGGAACCCCTTCCGAAAACCCACAATTTGCTGCACTTCCAGATGGAACGATGGAACTTGCACAAATTAGACATCCAGCATACCTGTACAATCCATCCGACTCCAAAATTAGATTAATTGACAATCAAAGATATACAATGAGGGACATTGGTAATATATTTGAGAGAGTCGAAAATCTTGAAGAGACAACTGCACTTTCACTATTGGAAGTTGACACAAAATCTTTGGTTGTCAAGGATGCTACTGGACTGAACAAGTTTAAGTCTGGATTTATAGTATCAAACTTCTCAGATAAGACAATATTGAATACAAATGATGCAGAAAATAACAATGATATTGATAGTCAAGAAGGATGTTTAAGGTCATCTATTGATTTCTGGTCAATTGCTGCAGAACTGGCATTAGATCCTTCTATCGATAAAACAACTGCAGATTTAAATGCTAATTTAAAACTCTTAGATCCAAATATTAAAAAAACTGGTGATATTTTAACATTAGACTATACTGAGGTTGAAATGATAAATCAACCTCATGCAACTGGAGTTGAAAATGTAAATCCTTTCAATGTCATTGCATTTGTTGGTGGAATTAAATTAGACCCACCATCAGACAACTGGGCAAGAACAGTATACGAAGAAAATATTAAAAAGGAAAGTACGGGAGCATATTGGAGGCAGACTTCAAATACTACTTCAAGGCAAAGGAGATGGCAATCAGGTAAAAAGTTATACACTGAGACAACAACTACAACAAATTATGGTAGTGAACTTGTAACTAAGTCTCCAGAAATTGATTTTGTCGAAAGTGTTAAGATAACTACATCTGTTGACCCCTACATGAGGGAAAGAAACGTATACTTTGCAGCAAATGGACTAAAACCATTTACGAAACATTATCATGTTTTGGATAAGGTTAAAGTTGATATTATTCCAAAAGTAAATCGAATTGAAATGACAAGCGGCACTTTCAGTGTTGGCGAAGAAGTTGAAATTTTTGACACTGCTGGAGATAAAGTTGCACTTTGTAGTTTGAAAGCACCAAATCATAAGTTTGGTTCAAACAGTAATACTTCAGAAGTAGCATATGAAACATATTCGGTAAATATTTACGATAAAGGTGCAACTCCTCCTGGAGAGAATTATTCTTCAACATCTACATTAATTAACTTTGATGTAAAGAAAATTTCTTTGACTGATAATGAGCAGTTTGGGTATATTACTGAGGGATGTAAAGTAGTTGGAAAAACTAGCAGTGCGGTTGCTCAAATAACAAAATCTGAATTGATATCTGACAATTTTGGAGATATAATTGGTGCATGGTATTTTAGAGACCCATTAGCAAATCCAAAACCAACAAAACTTGTAAAGACTGGAACTAAAACATTCAAAATTACTGCTGTTCCACCAGGAACTGTAGTTCTTCCAGGATCTTCAAAATTTGCAAGTAATTCTGAAGGAACATTTAGTGGTTCTGGAGTTATTACCCTCCAAGAAACAACTAAGGTGCAACTTAGAAATCCACCAAAACCAGCAGATAAACCTACTAGCGTAAAAGTACAAACTCAAGCGGTACATAGAGATCCTTTAGCTCAGACTTTTACCACAGATTCTGATGGGGCATACTTGACTTCAGTTGACGCATTCTTTGCATCCAAAGATGATAATGCTAAAGTATTTGTAGAACTTAGAACTGTAGAACTTGGAACTCCAACAAATCTTCTTGTACAAGATTATGCTACCGTCGAATTAAACCCATCTAATATTAATATTCCAGAAGATCCCAATAAACCAGTAGCAACAAATATTAAATTCCCATCTCCAATATACTTGGAACCAAATACTGAGTATGCTTTGGTTTATCTGGCACCCGCATCAGATTTATATGAGATGTATGTCGCCACAATGGGTCAAAAAACATTGGATACTTCATCATTACCAGATGTTGAAAATGTTATTGTTGCTAAGCAATATATTGGTGGTAGTTTGTTCAAGTCTCAAAATGGTACTATTTGGACACCAAGTCAGTATCAGGACATGACATTCAAGTTGTATAAGGCAAAGTTTGTCAGTAGTGGTACGGTATCCTTCTATAACACACCAATTTTACCTGGTGGAAATAATGCTGATAATTTGATTAATAATCCAATTTCAACTTATCCTAGAAAGGTATCTCTCGAAGTTTCAAATACAACAGGAATTAATACTTTTACACCTGGAGTTAAAATTGGACAAACACCTGCAAATCCAACATCAATTACAGGAATCATTGAAGCAGCAGGTAAATCTTTATCTGGTGCTGGTTTATCAATAACTTCTCCAGGTATAGGTTATTCGAATGGAACACATACTGGTGTGAATTTGATATCTTTGGATGGGAATGGTTCTGGAGCATCTGCTACAATCTCAGTAGTATCAAATAAAATTGTTTCAATAACCGCAACTTCATTTGGTAAAGGATATATTTCTGGTGAAAGACTTGGGATTGTTACTAGTAGCATAACAGGAAGTCAAAAGGGAACTGGAGCTATTATTGGCATAACAAATCTTGGTTCTGTTGATATCGATACATTATACTTAACTGCCGTTTCTGATACTAAATTTGATTCTGGTCAAACATTAGTATATTATGATGGTGCCACAAGAGAAACAACAACAGCAACTGTATCAGCAGATTCTACGACACTATCTCCACTCTATGAAGGGAATGTATTTAAAATAAATCAGTATAATCATTCGCATCATTCAAAAAACAATAAGATTAAAATTGTTGACGTAGCACCTTCTAGAGAATCATCCACTCTATCTCAAGATGTTGGATTAAACGATACCGTAATTTCAATTGCAAATACAACACCTTTTGCAAGATTTGAAGGTATCACCACTAGTGCTGGTTATGCTTTAATTGAATCTGAAGTTGTATCGTATAATAGTATTGGTAGTGGGACAATTACGATTTCTGGAAGAGGATTGAATGGAACTTCGGCATATACACATGACTCTGGTTCAAAGATTACACCATATGAGATAAACGGAGTATCCTTAATGAGGATTAACACCGAACATACAATTTCCAATCTTTCCAATCAAAATTCGATGGATTCTTATAATATTGAATTTGATAGAGGATCAAGACCTGGACTGAATTTTGATGAAGAGTCCCCAGTTGGTGGAAATAATGTTAAAGTTTCTCAAAATAGACAATTCAATTCTATTCAACCATTGTTTAATGCAATTACTCCAGGTGATACTGCTATTAAATGCAATGTTAGAACCATTACAGGAACAAGTGCTGGTGGTTCCGAAGAATCATTCCTAGATTCTGGCTATACGCCATCAACATTGAACGATACAGTATTTTTTGAAACACCAAGAATGGTTGCATCTCAAGTTAATGAAAATCAATATTTAACTGATTTACCTTCAAATAAATCATTGACTCTCAGAGTTAATATGTCAACTGAGAATGAAAACGTTTCT